ACATATAAACGATTTACCAGAACCTGATTCACCTGCAAACACACTAACTTTACCTAGTGGGATACCTCCATTGAAGTCCCCACTAATTAGGTAGTCTAATGTTTTGTTACCAGTGCTGATCCAATCTCTAGGGTCATGGAATCCTGCACTAATACCAGATATGCTTTTTGTCAATCCAGTTCTGAACTTTGTTAAGTCAAAAGGTTTTTGCATGATATCTCCTTATGATTGTCTGTTACGAATCATATTAAGAATGTCATCTGCTGACTTCTTGCCTGTGTCCTCTGCTGGAGCAGTTGCTACTGTTTCAGCCACTGGTGCTGGAGCAGGAGTTTCTACTGCTGGTGCAGTTGTTTCTGCTACTGCTGGTGCAGGTGCTGTTACAGGAGCCACACTCTCTGTTGCAGTTGCCTGTACAGTTTGAGCTGGTGCCACAGTCGATTGTGTCTGTGTTCCAACATCAAGTCCATAGGGTTTGTAAAAGTTACCCCATTTTGCTGGATCATACAGTTCTCCATTTACACTTGCCTCAAACATTTCTGCAATCGCTTGTACACCTTCTGGTGTTGGTTTTGCAGGAAGGAAGTCGTTTAAGTTATACAAACCATGTGTATCAATTGCCGCCAATTGTTCTTCAGTTAGAGCAGTTTCCTTTCTTGCCCATTTAGAAGTACTGTAGTCTGCATACTGTCCTTTTGTAGTTTTTGCTAATCTAAAATCAGTACCTGCTACATAGTCTGTTGGAAGGTTTTCCATATCAGGATCCATAAGTGCTGATTTGATTATATTAAATATTTGCGGTCCAATTACAAAACGTCTAATTGGATTTTCAGGTGCCTCTTCATTTAGTGGATTTTCATTAACAAATCCCTGGAAGATGTAACTTCTTTTTTTCCAATATTTTCGTCCCATATCCTCTAATGAAGGATCTTTAAACCAAGGTCTTACCTCAGTTAGTACTGGACATGTTTCACCAGCAAACATTTCCATACAAGGAACTTGTACGGTTGTTGGCTTTTGTTCGCCTCCAACAATTCCTGGGAATGTTAATCTGATCATTTGTCGTTCAACCCAAAAGAACGTGTTATTTGGATCTGAGTCAGGCAAGAACCTTAATACGGTGCTAGTGCCTTCATCGATGTTCCAAAACGGGTATATTGCTTTATCGCCTTGAGCGGGGGAACTACTGCCTGGTTTAGATTCCATTGATTGTAGTTTTGCTCTGATTTCTTGTAAAGATGCCATAATGTTTTCTCCTTTTATGTGCCATGTTTCGCCGTACCTTCTGTGTTTAGGGTACAACTGTTTTATTATTATAATGCCTTGATGTAAAAAAGTCAAGTACTTTCTTACAACTATTGGAAATTAAATTACTTTATTTTTCCAACAAATTTATTTATCTATAAACCAGTATTCTAGTCTACAAAACGGTCTAAAAATGCTTCATATGACTCTTCCATACTCATTGGAGCACTTTGTACATTGTGCTGACCTGCACTTAGTAAACAACTTTTAATTGCGCCATACTCGAATTGGCTAAGTTGCTCACCAGCATTAAGTTTACCACTTATGCTATGTAAATAATTACCTAAAGTTTCATCTTTGGCAGAATATCCTAGTTTACTAACCTGATGTCCAAGTTGTTGATTAAGAGATTCAAAGTTTAAAAGATCATCTTCTTTAAGTAATTCTGTTATATTGTTAAAACTTTCTGACTCAATTGCTGTAACAATTTTGCTTTCAAAACTATTTTTTCTACTTGCACTTGCTTTTAAACTGTCCATTACATTTGAAACTTTATCGTCAAAATGTGTTTCAGTAAATTTGCTTTCTAAGTCTAAGTCGTCTTGTAGTAATTCTACATTGTTATATGCCTTAACACTTTCTACAGCATTAGCATATGATTTAACACCACTCAGTCTGGTAAAACTTGTTTTAATTGTATTAATGTTTTCCATTGCCATAGTAACAAACTCTTCATTTGTTTCATTTACTAGATTTGCTTTTCTAACATAGTTTACAAATTCTTTTAATTTTTTAAACTCTCTTGACATTTCTGTAATTGCTTCACCTATCTCGTCAAAAGTTTCTCCGCCATTGTGCAAATGTCTTGCCATTGCTCTTGCGGCTGACAGATTGTTTTCTGCCATCTTGAATTTCTCTTCTCCACGTTGTATTAATATACTGTGAATGTTTCTGCTTCTAGCACCACGAACTTCTTCGTTTACTTCTTTATTATGTCTTACTATAATTTTAACATTATCTGCTAGTGGCTGATAACTGGACTTTCTGCTACCAGTCATTTTACCTAAACTTGCTTCGTTAATATTGTCCATTATAGAAGATTCATTAGTGCTTCTGTGTTGAACTTGGTCTATTACTAATCTTCCAGTACCGCCTTCTACCGACATACCCATTTGTGCTAATTTATCTGTATAAGTTTTTAACACTTCCTGATAATGTATTCCATTTTTATCTGCTAAATTTTGTGCTGTATAGCCACCTGTACCTTGAGTACCTCTATACTGAATTATTCCGTCTATGAACAATTTAAAAGCATCATTAGAATCCATTCCAGGTTTTATAGATTCCCATTCAAATTTACCAAAGTCTTTCATTGCCCAGGGAATATTTGTTGCTTCTTCAGTAATACCTTCTGGTGTAGGTTGGCCTATCGGATCAGGTGATATTTTAAGTGCCAGTTTTGCTTGAGCAACTGCGGATTTAGGATTTTCTTTATTAAGTTTATAAAAGTTATATGCCTTTTTCATTATTTGTTGTGCTAAAGGGTTTTCCTTTTTCAAGTCTTTGTCATTTGGTAATTGTTTTCCTACTTCAAGATAAAACATCTTCTCATCTTGTCCATCTAAAGATGTAAAATCTAGTTTTCGACCTGTATCTTGGCCAAATTTAAGATTTGCTCCAGGTGGGTTTTGCAATCTTGGATTTTCTTCCAAACCTGATAACCTTTTTAATTCCTTTATATCTTCTGACATCGTATTTTCCTCTTGACTTTTTTTAGCAACATCTATCTTTTCACCTTTTGGTTTTATTTGTTTATCAAATACAGAATAATCAAAATCTAATAAGTAATCTTGAGCTAATTCTTTTAACATAGGTCTTAATTTTTCTATAAGTTCGCCTGGTTCGCCAGTTTTAAGACTTAAATATTTTTCTGTAGGGTCTAACCTAACTAAAACATTAGGAGTCTTCACAGCAAAACGTGTTGCCTCCATTGGATCTATAACTAGATCGCCTTCTTTATTGTAACTGCTTACATCAAAACCGAATCCTTTTAACAAATTAAAGGTTCTTTCTGCTATTAACTTAATGTTCATACGTCTATTTATCTAATTTACACTCTTACCGATAAATTGTTTAATACTTTTCTGACATTTTTTACTGTATTTTCTATGTTAAAAACAATCCAATAACTAGGTCTGTTTCCAGCATTAAACAAATAATGCTCTTTCGTAGTGTCCGCATAATATACAAATCCAGTATCCCAATGAGTAATTTTTTGGTCAATCACAAAATTAAAAAATGGAGGATTACAAAATTCTAATGGAACTATTAATCTAAAACTGTCAATAAAAGGTTCTTTATGGTCTCTATGTGGAGTAAAGAACCCTCCAGCATTTAATTTTAATATATGCGTTCTAAATACACCATCGAATTGATCTAAAATATCTTTTAATTCTGGATACTCTGCAACCGGAGTTCTTATAGAAAAATCCATTTCATTATAATTTGTCTCAAATTGTGCATTGTATTCACGTAAACTGTCTAAATCAGGAATACCACTTAAACCACCATCTAAACTAGTAATGCTTAGTCCGTATCTGTTAATTTGCTTCCTAGGATTATATTGCACCCACTCAAATTGGTTGTTTACCCAGTCTAAAAAATTGTCAGGATCGATGTAAAACTCTGTTTTAAGTTGTTGGCCATATAAAGCCATATTTTGATATGCAACATTATTTTCAATTAAATCCCTATGTGTTTTCCTTTTTTCCATTATAGAAGTCCTATAGGCATAGGGTAATCCATATCATCCATTCCGTCTGGATCATTTGGATTTACACTTAAACTACTATTAACTGCATTGTAAACATCGTCCTCAAAGCCACTAATATATTCTACCATTCTGATTGCTATAACCAGTGCCATAACTAAGTCATCTGTAGCACCTGGTTTTGCTTTAAAACTATTTCCTGAGCTTACAAAACTCTTTAACTCGCTAACTAATGCTTTACTATTTAAAGTAATTTTATTACTTTCTATTAACCGTTTTAACTGTAAACAGGCTTCCATCTTATTTTTATGTGTTGTATGGTATCCCTTTCTGCCTTTTTTTCCTTGTATGCGTTTTGGTTCATGTAAAAAATCTCCTGGAAAACTTTCTTCTCCAGTATCTCTAATAACTACTAATGCCGCCTCACCAATTGCATTGTTTTCAACAGTCCAATATATTTCTGATAATGACATGGTTTGTTCTTTTATGTAATGCATAATCTCCATCATTACCTTTATTTGTTTCTCTACAGGAGATTTATTATGTTGCCATTCTGCTACCTGTATCATTGAAGGTACTTCTATAACCTGTATTGCAGAATAATCGCCTCCAGTACCAGAACTAGGATCTAACGTAACAAGGTAAATATTTTCTGGGCTAGGCTGTTTATACCATCTAACCTGTCCCATTCTATTTTTAGGTTCTACACCTGTCATTTCTACAAGTTTTAAAGGATCTATTAATGTTTCATCATATATAATAAATTCACATTCATGTTCTCGTCTAAATCGTTCTTCTCCAATTCTGCCTCTTTCTTCTGTTGCCCATGTGGCATCTCTATCAGGATGTTGATTCCATGTTGCTAACATTGGCTTAAAGCCGTTTACACCTAGGTCTTGTTCGTTTCCATGTTCATCAAATAAATTATTTGCTTGATTCCAAATCATAGCAAAAGTATCCTCGTCACTATTAGGTGTACTTGTGATAATACATTTACCACCTGTTGCTAGTGTAGGTGACAATGCAGTCCAAAATTCACTTGCTATTCTGGGAGGTACAAATGCAAACTCGTCCAAGTATACTAACGTAAGCGACATACCCCTACCAGTATTTTCGGTTGTGGTACTTGCTACAATTCTACTACCGTTATCAAAACTTATACTACCTTTATTGTATTCTGTAACGCCTGCTCTGATATGATCTGGCACACTTTCGTAAGCATACCTAATACGTTGCATAATTTCCTGAGCACCTGCTTGTTTGTGAGCCGCAACTAATATTGTGCTGTCTGGTCTAAACATAGCATACCATAACAGATATCCTGCCGCTACAGTAGTTTTACCCATCTGTCTGCCCAGCATGTTTATACTGTATCTGTAATTATTATAATTATGAATAAGATCTAACTGATAACTAAATGGATCAAAATCCATTCCACCCTTTGTTGGATGTTGTATTTTCACATGATTTGTCATAAAATACAGAGGACCTGTATCTGTATTTGCACAGTTCTTAAAATCTTCTATGGTATCTGGTGTATATGCTACTTTGCTGTAGCCCTGTTTAACCAGACTGGTATCTGCTGTTCCTCTTGCCATACTACTATTTATGTAGGATAGGTATTAGGTAATGCTTTTTTTAAGTTTATCTTTGATATAATTTACTAATACTTCTTTATCTGTAGAGTATGAAGGGTCTTCATCTGATCCACAAGGAGTATCTTGTTCTGGTTCTACTGCAACTACATCCAACTTAGGCTGGCTGTCTTCAGGCTCATCATTATGTGATTCTGGTTCATCTTTATACATGTCTTGTGGTAAAGTAAGTCCTGCCATTTTAAGTACTTTTGCAAGTTCTTGCATATCATCGCCACTTGCTTCAATACTTACTGAACCTTTATCAGTATTTTTATGTTGCTTAAATTCTACTGAACCTTCAACTTGATCGTCTGATTTAATTTCTACAGGAGCAACCACTTGGTCTTCACCGTATGCATCGCTCATTGCTTCTATCATAGCAGAAAGTCTTTTTAATTCATCTCTAGGTTCTTCATATTGCTTACTTGCGGACAACTCCATCTCTTCTCCTTCAGGTTCTTTTCCTGTATCTAAATTTTTCATTTGTTTAGATTTTTTATCTGCTTTTATTCTATCAATCACGTCTTGTTTTTGCTGTGCAGTAACAATATTTGTATTATTTGCTTTTGCATAATCTGAAATTTCTTTATCTGTAGGTTCTTGTTCTACTTCTGTTTCTTGTGACATCTGCGATTGTTGTCGTGCAAGTGCCTCTGCTTCATCTTTTGCATGTTTTTCAGGAGCCATTGACTTATGTAAATTATCTATAACCTTGTAACCTGCTACACCACCATCTGCTAAAATATCTGTTAAATGGGATAATAGTTTCTTAATAGCCGCACTAAAAGTTTTATTTACACCTTTATTGTTTTCAATATTTCTTAAAGCCATTTTTGCTTTCTGAGCTAATGTTGGGTCACCATCCATCATTAATCTGATTAAATTGTCATCTATTTCAGTTGCACTAGTGTACTCATTTAAGTCTTGTTCTTCAACAGACTCATTTGAATCTGGTATAAAGCCAGAAAGTGATCTTTTTTGTTTTAACTTAGCATTTACTCTATCTGAGTTTTTAGCATTTAAGAATTCATTTTGCTTTTGTAAAAGAATTCCTGGTTGGCCCATTTTTTCAAATGATAATTTAGGATATGTTTGAATCATCCATTGCAAGAACTCTGAGTGATTAAACTCATTTTGCCTTTTAGCCGATGCTTTTGCACTAGTCTTTGCCAAGTTTGTTTGGTTTGGAACTATAGCAGGCTTATTTTGAGTTTCTGGATTATCATATGCCATTGGACTTGCTTCATCCATACTTTCCAACATATCTCTTAAATTCATTATACTATACCTTTCAAGGATTGACTATGGTTAGCAACTTGCTTCTGGCTCTCTGTTCCTCTACCCATGTTAGGCATACCGTGTATTTGAGCACCAAGTTCTTCTAAGTCTTTACCCATTAATTGATCTTTGGTTGGATAATTACTAAAGTATGAAGCACCTTTCTCTGCTTTAATTTCTTCTAAAGCCTTTAAAAATGCTTTATTATATTCTTCACCAAAGTGTGATTTAGCAAAATCTACTTCTTCATTTTGCTTTTCGTAATGTGCTTGATCTTCATTATTAAGTAATGCATCTTCTTCACTAACTTGTCTGTCAGTATCTGCTTTCGCTTTCTCTTCTGCCATTTCT